ACCTGTAGAACCTGTTGGTCCTGTCGGTCCTTGTGAACCTGTAGGACCCGTGTTACCAATAACCCCTTGTGAACCCTGAGTACCAGTCGGACCCTGCGCACCCGTAGGACCAGTAACCCCTTGTGGACCCGTAGGACCCGTCACAGTCGAAGCTGCGCCAGTCGGACCTGTAGGTCCAGTCACCGTTGAAGCAGCACCAGTAGGTCCTGTAGGACCCGTAACGTTACTTGCGTCACCTTGCGCCCCTGTAGGACCCGTCGGACCTGTAGGACCCGTTACGCCTTGGCTACCAGTAGGACCAGTAGGACCAGTAGGTCCCGTTTGACCTTGTGGACCTTGCGAGCCTGTAGGACCAGTCGGACCCTGCGCTCCTGTAGAGCCAGTAGGACCAGTCGCCCCTTGTGGTCCAGCGTTCTCAGAACCAACAACCGTAACCTTCGTACCAACCGTCGCAGGAACAGACGGATCAGCAAGAGCAACAACAACCGTAGAACCAGTCTTAAAAACAACAACCGGCTCGTTCGATATCGCAACCGTAACCTGGACAGTAGCCATTAACTACCGAGTCACATCGGCAAGAACCGTGACAGTCCCAGACAAAATAGTAGTAATCACACCCGCAGCGTTTTCCTGCAAATCCCAATACAAAAAGCCAGGATCAAGAGCTGCTGTGTTTGTAGCAGAAAAAGTAGCTGTCAACTTGCCAGCTGCCCCGTCAGTGACAGCACACGTACCTGTAATACTGATAGCAGAAATGTCAGGGGTGACTCTCATCTGGGATGAATACGTACGACCCGTGATGTCAACAGGGGATGTACCGTCCGTAGTAATAGTTACTTCAACGGTTTCCGTATCACCACGAGTGATAATTAAATCTTGTTTTGCAGGTGCAGCCATATCAAGGGTATATTACCACTAAAGAGGTGCTGGCGTTCCTTCGATTTGGTGCCGAGAAGTAGCCAACTGCTCAACAGCATGGCAGCCATCAATGGTCTTTGGTTGTAAACCTTCAGCCCGTAAACGCTTGTAGGCAGGCATATCTTTAGACCAGTTCTTTTCCCGCTGGTTAATCTGGGCAACTGATTCACCCTTGGTGGTAGTGGAGTTAGAACCTATCTGAACCCCTGCAACCCTGCAACCAAAACAACCCTCAACATCCAAGTACGGATGAGTTTCCCTATGCTTCACGAAATGAACGCCCCGTAACCAGCAGCCACAAGATCGGCTTGTTCCTGACCTTCAACGGTATGCACATGACCACCATGATACGTATAGGAAATCAAACTATGGTCAGACGGTTCAGTTTCCTGAAAAGACCCATCAGTCATTTTGAACACATTGCGTCCACGCCTTCCAGGGCGAAGAAAAGCAAAAATCCCTCTCTCCTCCGGTTCAGACCAATACACAAGATTGTCTGTTGGGGTAATAAATGTTGCCATGTCTAGATAATAACAAAAGCCCCCGCCTTTCGGCAGGGGCTTCCGTTAATTCCTTGTCGGAAATTAGGCGTTGTTTGAACCAATGCTTGAAGCTGATTCGATGCGACGCAGTGCTTCCTGACGGAATACTGAGTAACCAACGAAATGCTTCCAACCAACTGGGCGGAAACGCTTCAGAAGGTCAGTGATTGTTCCGTACACGATTGTTGGCTGTGAACCGTACTCGCCACCCATTGAGACAGCCTTGGCAAGAGCCTGTTGTCCCATGATGAGTGTTCCGTATGAGTCACCAGTACCAGCGGCACCTGCACCGTTGAAAGCGTTAGCGAACAGAGGCGCACGTGGCGACTCCATGAAGCGTACGCCTTCAAACATACCAATTTCACCGTTGTAAAGAGGCATTGCGTTGGTGTACTTGTATGAGTCACGCCAACCAGAAGCGTCTGTAATACCACGAAGGTCGTACGATACGTCTGGGTGGATGAAACCGACATAGTTGCCACCGATTGTTGGAACGTTAGCTCCACGCAATTGAGCCACTGCACGACGGATGTCTTGGGCGGTAATGGTGTCATCAACATCCATGTCAACACGAGCAGCAGCGGTATCTGTACCACCCGTTGCGTAAATGACGTTTGTTCCAGCCTGAAGTGCGGTACGAGCGATGGTGTCAATTGACAAACCAGCGTTGTAACCAACAGCCTGAGCAGCTACTGGGTCCACAGGGAGGAAGGATGATGCACGGAGCTTAGCGGTGGTAACAGTTGCGTTACCGTATTCTTCAAGGGTTACTGTGACCTGGCTGTCGCTCATTGAGACAGGGGTTACATCCTCAGCTTCACCGAGTGGCGTTGTAGCCGCTGCGAGATCTGCGAATACGGTGAACTTCACTGAAGCACCTGGGTTGGTAGCGTTTGTAGCTTGAACAGATGCGAACTGGTCAAAGTACATTTCTGGACGAAGGGCAAAATATGCCAACTTCTCAAAAGCTACTTGGTCTGTAGATAGGCTTGCGGTGCTTATCTCATTGGCGTAATAATCAGCCATTTGGGGTTTTCCTTAAATTTTAGAGGGGGGGGTTTAGTTACCCAAGGTCAATACCCTGGGCTTGTGCCTCAGCAAAAATATCGTAAACCTCTTGTTCAGATGATGCTTCACTAATCCTTTTATTCCACGACGGTGGAGGAGGGGCTGACTCGCTACCTGCCGCAATCTTGTTAGATTGCTTCCATGCTTGCTTGTCTGCATCTTCCGACGCTAGGGGTGTAATTAGTTGTGCTTCAACGGCGGCTTCACGGATAGCTTCTGGAGTTAAATCACCATCGTAACCTTTAACGAAATACTTGGCTTGCGGTGAAGCGGGATCAATTCCTGCTTTAACGAAAGCTAGTTCTCGTTGGGTTGCTGAGAATTCCGCAACTTGTTTGCGTAGCTCTCTGGCTTCTTTTTCCAACTGCTTCATCCTTGCCCGTACAGGATTCTGTGTGGGTTCGGTTTCCGTTTGGTCGTCGAATTCTGAATCGAAATCTTCGTATTCTGACATATGGCACTCTCCTTGGTCCACATCGCACTGGAGGGTTGCGATGGCTACTTAGTTTTTACACCCCATATTTACGCTGCTGACTAGGGGGGCTGTCAGTAGGTCTTCCCGTCGGGATCAAACTTAAACTAACACACTTGAAAGTAGTTGTGCTACTGCCCTACTGTGCCAAGTGCTGATACACCTTGGCTTGTTGCGAATCCACCACCAGTTTCAAATGCGGCTTGGCGTGAACGCTTACGAGCTGCGATTGCTTTACGTGCGTCAGCGTTTGTTCCAAATGTTCCAGAGATTTGTTCTTCACGACTAATGGCTTGCTCGCCTTGAAGTGGGTTGAATAGTTCTTGCTGTGCGCTGATTGCGGAGAACCCTGCTTGGGCTTGTGATTCTTCTGTGATGCCAGAACGGACAAGGGCTTCTGATTCTTGTGCGCTCAATTGGATACCAGCTTGAAGTTGTGCTTGTGAAGATACGGCTGCGGATTGTGCTTGGCGTTGTGCTTCGTACCGGTCAAAGGTTGGTCTGGCTCGTTGAGGGTCAATGAAGTATGCTGCTAGGTCGCCTTCGCCTACACCGTAGAGTCTTTTGAATTCTGCAATAACGGTAGGGCTGGCGTTTCTTACTGCTTGGTATCCCTGATCTATGCGTCCTTGAAGTTCTTCTGGTGACACATCGTTGGCGATGAGTTGCTGGAAATCTGCGGGGGAATCGTAAAAGTTCTCTGGCAGGTTCGCTGACTGGAGCCGACGCTTGTAGTCGGATTCCATACGCAGATATTGAGACACTGAAAACTGTGGCTTGTTTTGGTCTTTGAGGGTTTTGTTGGCAGGAAACCGGTCATTAAAGGCTTTAGTGTCACGCAACTGAATACCAATTTCGTCAATGGTGGAACCAGGGCTAATGGTTTTATTTGTCCAAAGACCCTTGACAGAACTTAAAAACTCTGCGTCACCCAAACCATAAAATTCTAAAGTGTCCTGAAGAATCTTAAAAGCTGATTCTGTGTATATTTCATCTGCCATTAGAGGACTCTACCAAATGCTTGTGAAATACTACTTGCCAAAGCACGGGCTTCTTCCCTAGCGTTCTGTGTTTTGTCCCAACCAAAATTAGCGTCTGAACGCAACTTGACTTCCCATTCGCTTGTGGACATTAGGCGTTTCTTTCCTTCTTCTCCAAAGTCAAACGCTGTTGAGTAGGCACCTTGGCTCATGTCAATTGAGTTCAAATCTTTTTCCAACACTTTGGATGCTTGTGTTTTGTATGAATCAGAAATGTCTTCAAGGCTTAAACCTTGGTCAATCAAACTGGACAGATGACCATACTTACCTTTAGCCAGTTCACGTTGCTGACGGACAACATCGTCTGTGACCATTGATCCAGTCAAAACACCGGCAATGGTGCTGTCAGAAACCGTGTTGAAAAATGATTTGCCAATGTTAGCTACGGATAGGTAAGGACTTGATTTGCGTACCCGTTCAATTGTTGTGGTATTGACGTAGTTACCTGTGGCTGGGTCTTTACGGAAGGCTTCTTCATAGACCTTCTGTTTAAGGGTTTCACCTTTCCAACCAAAGTTCATTGCATCTTTAAGGAAAACATTAAAGTCGGTTTTATCAAATCCAAGATCGCCAACAAGTGATGTGATGTTTTTGACTGTTCCTTCATTTTTAAGTTCAGTAAAAAAATCCGTGTTATCAAGTTGAGCTGCAAATCGTTCTTGACTTTCAGGAGTCAACCACATTTGGTCTTTAACTCCTGTTTCAAGCAACTTAAAAAGACCAGAGTATTTAACAGGGTCAAGGTCTAAAAGCCATGATTGTTTTGCAAACATCTCACGGAACTTAGGTTTCCAATCAACTACAACTTTTTTCTTTTCTGGAATCCACTTCTTGCCATCCCATGTATTTAGTACACCCTTAATCATTTTGGTGGCACCAACTTTTGTAGTGCTGCCAGGCACGGTAGGACCAGTTGGACCAGTAGGGGTAACGGTGGTATCGCTAGTTATGGGACCAATTGGTCCACCAGCACCAATTTTGTCAACCGCTTTTAATTGGGCAGGAGTAACTTTTAATTGATAAAATCCAGGATTGTCAGTTTGACCAGTAGTACCTAAATTTATATTTCCCACCAATGGTGCGGCAAGTTCAGCTGCTGTTAGTTTAGTTTTTGGATTGTCAAATCTAGCCAATAAATCAGTCATCGTTTTAGGAACGTCGTACACAACTGCTGGGTTGCCTTTTTTATCAAGACCGTAAGAACCAAACTTTTTTTGACCTTCAATTTGAGTTCTAACAAATTCTTGAACCAGATCAGCACGGCTTGTTAACGCAGTAGTTGACTCGGCACTTAACCCAGGGGAATCTTGAATTTTCTTTTGCTCATCGCCAATACGTTTGTAAAGCCAAGACATCCTGTCACGAAATTGTTCTTTGGTTGTTATTTCAGCCATCAGCCAAGTCCTTTAATTGCGTTGTCAATAATGTTTGTCAAAGTCAAAGCCCCCATAGCTTGTGCTTCCCCTGGTGCGCCAGTCTTTACGAACTGTTCCGCAGCTACAGAAGCGTTAGGAGCAATGGCTCCACCTGTTCCTTCAGTAACTTCCATCCTGTTGTATGACTTTACAAACTTGTTGATTTCAGAATCAGAAAGTTGACGACCAAGAATGGAACTAGAAGCCTGACGGAACACAGCAGTCAAGTCTTGCTTAGGTGTAGTGCGGATTCTCTTGCCTGCGCCTAATGGGGTGAAACCTACTTCGGAAGCCATCAAGGTTTGAGCAGCTTCAATAGTTACACCGTTAGCGTTTGCCCACAACATCGCTTCTTTCA